TACTGCCACCAAACCAACTTGCAGGGTCAAACCAACTTGCACTCATATTATTCTCTTTCGCTAACTATTGCGTTGTCAACTTCAGCAGGATCTTCACAATCTGTGGCGTGTATACAATACCATTTTACTGGTGCGGTTATAGGCCAAATTCTGTGACGCTCGCCTGCTTTAATGTTTAATACACTAGGTGCTGTATGTTTGGTTTTTATACCATCTACTTCTACCCATACACTACCTTCTGCTAAAATACTCATGTGATCAAAATGATGTTTATGTTGATGCATACCATCATTCATTGTTTTTAATGTCATTTCTTTAGCATATACTCCGCCTGCAAAATGATGTATTACATCCAATTTATCTTCGTCTTGTAATGTCATGTTAGTATTTACCGTGTTACATCCATGTGGGTTTTGTTGGCCAACTCACATCTGTAGGGAAACCTGATTGTGATGGCACATCTAATAATACTTGTCTATATGTGGATAATTCTTGTTGTTGCTCTTGTGTTAAACTAGCATACCAAACGGGATTGACTTGATCTACTGTTTGATTTAATAGACTATTTCTCTGTGCTCTAACAGCAAATTCTGTTTCTGATTGATTAATAATCCAAGTTTTTGTTGGCCAATCAAATGTGTATTTGTTTAATCCCGCAAATGGTTTAATAGGAATGGCTATAGGTTGTTTAGTAGCAATATCAATATAATATTGATTACTTAAATAATTACCTTCAATATAAGTTGAATCACCCAAATTAAGTTGCACTAAGGTAGGATCACCAATCATAGGAGTTGCTATAATTTCACCAGTTTTTGGATTGTATATTGTATAGTTCATCGTTTTGCTGCAGTTATTGTTAAACCACCACCACGACTTATCAACCATTGTGGTGTTGTTGCATTATCAACTGTTTGATATCCCATATATAAACTAAAGTTGTAAGTTCCTGGAACTGCATTAGCTACGGTACCTAATAGATAACCTGAAAGTGTTGGTGCAATTTGTATGCCATTATAATGGCTAACAAAATTTGTACCATCATAAACTTCATAGGTATAAAATGGATTACCAAGTGGGTCTATTCCACTGATATATAAAATAATCGTATACGTTGATACTGCTGGCATAAGCCCAGAAAAACCAAGAAATCCAGTTAAAGTTGCATTTGCTATAATTTGTGTTCCATAGGGCAAATTACTAATTGAAATATTAGCTCCAATGGGATATAAAGTTCCTGCCACTGGATTTTGAATATTAGCCTGAGTGCCTGATTTCGCGGTATTAGCTAAAATTGTTGTAGCACTATTGGTAACCATAGTTATTGTTTGAACAGTATTAGCGTTTAAGTTAGCATTGGTAATTAATCCTGCAACTTGCAAATTTCCTCCAATTTGTGCATTATTACCAACAAATACATTATTTCCAATTGTAGTATTTGTACCAACTGTTAAATTACTACCAATGATTGCATTATTACCAACAACTAAGGTATCTCCAATAACAGCATAATTTCCAACACCAAGTCCTTGACCAATGATTGCATTATTACCAACAGTTAAATTGCCACCAATGGCAGCATTACTACCAATGGTTAAGTTATTACCAACCACAGCATTACTACCAATGGTTAAACTACCACCAATATTGGTATTACCAGCAATACGAGCATTGCCTGAACTAGCTTGTAACCAAAATCCTGGACTAGTAAAATCACCAACACTTCCTGCGGCGCTGGTACTTGCAATGTTTAATGCAAATACATCGTTAGCATTTAATGCCGTTGAATTAATACTGCCTGTAACAAACACATTACCAGAAATAACTTGTCCATCAACATTTGACCAATTTGGAACATTATTGGCATTGAATGATTTAACAACAATAGTATTGGTTGGTGTATAAACAAATTGTGCTACGTCACCTGTAATTGGACTATAACCAGTACCAATAGCAGTATTAGGAGGAATAGTATTGGTACGATTGGCACTAAATGCTGTGGTATATTGATAATCTGAAAAGCCAGTTGGATTACTTGATACAGCCACATAGGCCATTGGTATAAATCCACGGGTACCTTGTTGACCTGTGTTACCACTTAGACCTGTTAATTGAACGGGAGTACTCCAAGTTAAATTTCCTGCTATACCCGTATTTCCTGAAATGCTTGCAACACTAAAGGTTGAATAAACAAGATTGGTACTAGTTACAGGTGGAGTTAATTGCCATGTGTTAATACTTACATTTGATGCAATTGGATTATATTGTTTAATTACAATAACACCTGGAGAACCAAATGCATTGTAAATATTTAATGCTGTTGGAGAACCAAATAGATTTGGTAATGAGTGATTATTAATATATCCACTACTACTATTGCCAGCAGCACCACCGCCACCAGCGCCACCAGTGCCTAAAGGTGCTACTGTAGAATATACACTAGCTGGACTACCAGATCCATGAGCAAGAATACCTTTACCACCACCACCAATACCACCCACACTTTGTGTAGCTGATGGAGTAGTTGGAGTATTATCATATGTTGGACTACCACCACCGCCACCAAAATAACGAACATTGGCACCAGAATAACTTGCACCATTTGCCCAGACATATCCTGTAGGAATAGCACCAACCCAATTAACTTCTGTCCATGGAGTAATCATGCCTGAACCACCATTAATTGGTGTAGCACGAATGACATTTAAATTTCCTGATATAACAGAAGGATATGCGGCATTTCCTGTAATGGTTGTAGAATTAGCTAAAAAATATTCACTAATGCCATTACCAGCACGTATACCAACTGCGGAATTTTGATAACCAGGCGTGCCAAAGTTTGCCTGTGCGATTACAGATCCAGAATTATTATAAAGAGTAGTTGATACACCAGCACCATGGTGAATACGATAAGTACCAACTGGTAAAGCAATATTGCTTGCTACAGTTATAGAACCTGCACCTCCACCTGAATAACAAACATTACTGGTATTATTATCACCATCACCACCAGCACCAACTAATAATAAATCTACATAGGCAGTATTACCAGTAACTGTAAAAGTATCAACATAGGCATTACCTATGGATGTATTATTTTGTCCAGTAGATTCTAAATAATATGCAACACTTGATTGTACATTACCAGTAATATATGAATTAGAATATACAGTATAATAATTTAAATTTCCCAACAACGGTAAACTTACATTTGGTTGTGCTAATGTTTTTGTATCAATAATAACAGATTGATATCCAGCAGTTGGATATGTTTGTTGAAATGTTATTGTACTTGGTTGAATATATGTATACGGTGCATAGTTATAATTTGGATCTACTGGTGGTATACCAGTTTGTGTAGTAAAGTTCCAAGACCCATAGATAGGAGTTAATGGTTGTGTTAATCCTTGTGTATATGCTGGATAGTAATAGGTACTAGTACCAGATATACCATTGGCACCTGTGGCACCAGGTGCACCATTGGCTTGAAATATAGATGGAGTTGTCCAAGTTTTACTTGGTCCATTAACAAATGCCTGGCTACTTAAGAATGTATTTTGACTGCCATACAAATATAAATTACTATCAATAGCTGGTACGTTAGCACTCCATCCTGTGGGAGGAGTTAAAAATAAATTACCAAAGTTATATGTACCACCAGTTGGTATGGCTGGTGTAGTATTGCCACGTTGATAAACAGTAGCACTATAAATTGCTTGAACTGTAGTTACGTTATCTAAATTAATTGGTGTGTCATCTAATACAGATCTAAAATAATATCCTGGTTGTCCTGTACTACTAACTTGAAATTGAATTTGACGACCGCCAAGTGTTTGATAGTATAGACCTTTGGTATTACCAAAACCACCAGATACCTGTGTCCAAACATAATCTGTTGGGTTGTTATCTATGGTATTGTTTATGTTATTATGAATACCATAATATTGAGTATAAGCACTATTACTAGTAAAACCACCACCTGTTGAAGTATTGGCATACTTAACATCCATATATTGATATAGATATGCGTAGGTACTACCACTGGTACTAATAGCACCTGTGGTCACGTTGGCAGTAACAACGTTGGCTAGGTTGCCAGTTGTGCCACCATTATTCATGTTGGCCAAAGCATAATTTAAACTGCTTATAATATCACCAGGACTGCTGTTAACGTCCAGTGCAAAATTACTCATTAAATTCCTATTCTTATCTAGTATCTTGTACTACAGTTACTTGCCAGTTTGCCGCTGTCATTTGCCAAGTATCAACTGCACTATTTCCTGATACTTGCATGGTAACAACGCGAGCTTCATTTTGATCAACTTGTATCCAAGGATTGTCTGTGACAATAGGCATGACCACTGTTGGATTGTATACAGGAGTACTGGCTACACTATTGTTGCCTCCAATAGTAATACTTACATTACCTGTACCATATACTTCTGGTAATACACGATGTACCAACACTGAAGAACTATAGGGTTGGCCAAAACTTAAATTGTTGCGTTGAAATAATGATGATATTGCATTACCAAGAAAACTTGTTCCTGTGTCTTTTTGTATCAATTGCGTAACTTGAGATGGTGTTGACACTTGACTAATTGTAATAGTTAAATCATTTGTTACATTATTACCACCAAGACCAGCACCTGAAAATGTAACAGTATCACCTACCTGGTATCCAGATCCACCATTGACAATACCAGACAAACTGGCATTGTTGCTATATGTACTGTTGTTGTTATTGATGTGTATATTTAAAACAAGACCTATACCAGAACCACTTGTACTTTTTTGTGCGACTTGCCAATAACCAGATGATGTGGCACTTGAACCACTTGTGCCTGTACAATATCCTGAAATAAAGTTTTGAAAAACTCCAGCCGTGCCTGTTGCATGTGTAGCATAGGTTGAATATACTACACCACGTGTGGCTAAATTAAATTCTGTACCTGTCCAACGCGGTGCTTCAGTTGCTTGTGTAGCCGTGGTGACTTGACGCGGTGGTTGCCAAGCATCCAAATCATAACGATAACTAATCATTTGATTACATTGTCCAGTTGATGTAAGATCTGGATAATAAATTTCAATTTGATACTTAGCTGAATTGTGTTCCATAAACACTTGATTTGTATATGATGGATTTAGATTATTATAAAAATATTGTTTAACACGTTGATTGCCAATGGCTTTAAAATTTCCGCCATCAAACTGCCAAATGTCACGAGCGTCTAAACCAAAAACAGTATTGTCAACGTTACACCAACAATTCTCATTAAGCATACCACGTCCCTGGTTCACTAATTTTAGACCAAACACAGGAGCTGTAGTTGTAGTATAACTAATAGGACTTAATAATACAGTATCCCAATAACTACAAATATAAAAATTACCATTCAATGGAAAACCATCAATAGCAGGACCACGTGCTGGAATTTCAACTTCGTTGGCCACGTTGGTTATAGTTGGAGCCCATGTTGTTGGACCTGCGTTAAGACCAAAGTTTTGACTCCAACGAATTGTAGTTGGTAAATTTTGTACTGTGCCACCACCAGGTACTACGTTAGCAGCAATGTTACCAGTAAAATTGCCAGCAATTAATAAACTACCTAAATTTGGACTATTGAATACACGTAAGAATCCTGCGGTAAATGTTGAATATAATGGTACAGCATTACCTGAAATATTATAACCAACATCATAATTCCAAACATAATAATCTGGAGCATTATCATATAAACGAATTTGATTCCAGTTGCCTGGTTCAAAATACATTGGTGGATTGATTTGATCATTTAAAAAAACCACTGTGCCATTCCAACTAGCTGTAATAACTGTTGATGTATTGTAACCAGTAAAATTACCTACACTTGGAGTAATATCAGTATACCCAGCAGAATCTATTGCATACCAATAACCTTGCTCAGTAGCAACAATAAACCAGTAGATATCGTTAATATCAAATCCTGAGGTAACAAATATCATGTTACCAGGAATTTGACTTAATATATATTCATCGCCAGCTACACTATTAACACCACGAACATTGGTTTCAATATTTTGGCCTGCATTATATTCAGTAGCACTCAACGCTGATGATGGAACATCAGGCGTGAATGTCATATTGGTAAAAGGCGTTTTAACTGTTTGCATTGCCATTGTTTATTCCTTAAGGTACTACAGTATTGGTAGCAACGTAGCTCCAACGATTATTGGTAGTATCCCAATAAGCCAATGATCCTGCTGGATTGACTGCTGTATTTGCAGGATCACTAATGGCAACAACTTGTCCAGCTACACCAACTGCTGGCAATGACGCATTGGGATAAACACCAAATTGCATAAAACCAGACTTTGGTGTGCCAGTGCTTGCACTAATTACAATGTTACCTGATGTTTGGATTGTTGAAGTTGTATCTTCGTTTAATACGGCCCAACGGTTGGTAGTAGCACTTACGTTAGCATGCCAATATGGATATGTATGTAATCCAATACTATTGGTAATTGCTAAGTTTGCTTGGCCACCTGAATTGATGGCACCAGTAAATAAACGAGCATAGGTAATATTGCTTGCACCTCTATTGGTGGCATTACTTAGGTTATAACCAATTTGATTAAACGATCCTGTAACATATTGAGCATTTAATGAACCTTGATCTGGTGCAACAAATGCCACACCAATCATACCAACCAATGCACCTACATTACCTGTGCCAACAGCATTGACAATACCGTTTGTTCCACCAATGGTCAATGCATTTTGACTTATTGAACTCATTGCGCCCCAAGTTAATCCTTGTGGATAAACTTCAGCAACACCACTTAAAGCACGAATACGATCATTGTTATTCATGGCGTTGGCAGTGATGCCAGATAACTGTGCAAGAACTGCTTGGCCATATACTGTGCGAGTGGCGGCGCCATAAGCACTTTGCATAGTAAGATTGGCTTGAACTTGTATGGCACTTATACCACTACTGGTTACTATGTTACTACCTGTATAACTAATTGGTCCTGAATATGCACTTGCAGAAGCATTACCAAAGTAACTGCCACCGCGGAAATATTGTGGGCTTTGTGGACTGGCATTGGCAAATATACGTTGATTAATGCTGTCTGTTAAAGTATTACCTGCTAAATTACCATTAAAGTAAGCATTAGTAATTGCTGTGTTGGCCCAAGTTTCATATGCACCAATGTTTGCTTGTATACCATATATAGTTGGA